GAAGCGTGTCAAGAATCTCCGTATGGTTGAGTACAGAACCATTCAGTACCATGCTGCATCGGTATTTAACAATGCGTTCAATGCTTCCTATAAGGGACCTGATAATGTTGCACTTTGTTCTGCATCGCACCCGAAAGCACCGGGCAGTTCTGCTGTAACTTCTAACTTTGGTGCATATGCGCTGACTCAGGAAAACGTAACTACCGTAAGAAACAATATGCGCCGGTGGGAGGATGACAAGGCAAATCAGTTCTTGGTTATGCCTGACACCATTGTAGTTCCGACCGAGGGACTTGAACCTGCTTTAGTCATTGCCGGTACTGACGAAAAACCTGGGACAACCGACCATGGCATTAACGTGTGGAAAGGCAAGTTCAACGTCATTGAATGGCCCTGGTTGACCGACCCTGACGCTTGGTTCATGATGGACTCAGAAAGAGCAAAGATGTTCTTAAATTGGTTTTGGAGAAGAAAGCCAGGGTTTAAGGCAACTGAGGACTTCGATACTGAGATCGCTAAGTATGCCACTATTGCCCGTTTCTCCTACGGTTGGGACGATTTCAGCTTTATCTATGGTTGCAAACCTGCGTAAGTAAATATTGAGATAGGCAGGGTTTAATCGCTCTGCCTATTTTTACATAGGAGGTGGTTTATATGTCTATTGCAGAAGGTAAAAATCCTGCCGGCACAACTGCCGCGAATACTAATCCCATCACTATAGGCGGTGTTGACGGCGATAATAAGATAGTCGGTTTAGTCCTAAATGCAGACGGTTCGATAACTGCAAAAATGGGTGCAGGTACAGAAATAGCAGGTAAGTTTATTCCCGTAGATGCAGACGGTGACGAGAAGTTTACTGCTGCTAATCCAGCAAGTGTGCAACTAACTGGTAGTATACCTGAGTATGGATGGGTGGATGGTGATACAGAACCAACACCAGAAGGTTTTGCTTTTGGTGCTAAAGTTAACCCCACAACTGGTGCTATTACCACTATGTACTGGAATGGTACGGCTTGGGAGGTGACTACATAATGAGTGTAATTACCTTAGAGCAAGCTAAAAAATATACTGATAAATACACAGATTCTTTTTCCGATAAACATAGAGAAATATTTGGATTGGAATATCTATCTTCTTATCAGAAAAAGATTATGGCTGGTACTGCAACAAAAACAATTTTTTCTGGTGATAGCACTACTGATGGTGGGCTGATAGATAGTAATTTTTATATTTGGAAATTGTTTGCTGATTATAATAATAAAAATGGTATTTATAATTCTACTGTTGTAAATGGTGGTCATAGTGGTATGGGTACTGATACTTGGTTGTCTACTTATTTAAGTGAAGATATGCTACAAACACCAGATTTATATATTTTAAGATGGGGTATGAATGATTCTCTTAGAGGAGTTACTGCGTTTTTAGCTGATTTAAGGGCAGGATTAGAAATAATTAGAGGTTCAAAACCAGTTAGTTCTCTTTCCATTATTTTAATGACACCCAATACAAGTAATGACCTTGTTTATCCAACCAGAAGTAAGGCGTGGCACGAAAGTATTAATATCGGTATTAAACAATTAGCTAGAGAATTTTTATGTTGTTTTATAGATACTTATGCTTTATTTAAAGATGGTATAAATGCTTCTGATTTTATGGATGATACTTATGGTACTGGTGATGGAAGTCATGTACATCCACAAGAGATTATGAATATATGGATAGTCTCTGAAATTATTGATATCTTATATCCTACTTATTTAATGATAAGATATGGAAAAACATCAGAAAATGTTAAACTTGTAACAACTGAGCAATTCCAAAACTTTTGGCATAATTTTGCTGCTGGTTATGCTCCTGCTGGTTATTATAAAGATTCTGCTGGTATTGTTCATTTACAAGGAGTTATTGCTGGTGGTACTGATACTAGTGTTAATATTATTTTCACATTACCTGTAGGATATAGACCAAAAAATACCGAGATGTTTACTGCTTATTCTTCCTCTGGTTTTTCTAGCGTTTGGATAGAACCTGATGGTGTTATAAGTTTTAGAAGTGGAGCTAATAGCTTTTTTTCGTTGTCTGGCATAAGTTTTACAACAAACTAACGAAAAGATGAATGAATGAAAGGTGGTGGTCAGTTGTTTTGAGGTGGTTGTTAATTTATATTATGGGAGATACACTTCTTAAAATTTTGTTTTTTATTGCACTTGCACTTGCTTGGGCAGACTTGTTTAATTAAAATCATATGCAACTAACGAAATTGCGAGAGTTTCAATCAGGGAGGCAAACCGCCTCCCATTTTACATAAAGTAGGTGATTAAATGTCATTCACCCTAACAAACTGCAAAGCACTCGTTGACTCATGGACACAAGAAGCGGTAAGCAATGCCGATCTTCTCCTATGGGGCAAGGAGTGTCTACAAGATAATATCCCGTCAAGACTGTGGTTAGAGAACACAAAACTATTCAGAGCATCGGCCAAAAAATTCTACAGTCTGCCGACCGACTTTGTGAGCATGGTAAGTCTATTCACAAGTATAGGTTATCCTGCCGGACTTACCGTAACCCCAACAGGTACGGCAGGGACAACAACCTATGGATACCGAGTAACCGCAATAAGCGACGATAACGAAACAATTGCCTGTACTGAGGTTAAGGCAACTACTGGTAACGCTACATTGTCCGAAACAAACTACAACGCCCTTTCATGGACAGCGGTAACGGGTGCATCCTCCTATGCCATATATCGCACGACAGGCGGCACTACACAAGGGTTAATTGGTACAGCAACTACAACTACCTTTAGCGATACAGGACTTGCAGGTGACGGCGAGAGCGTACCTATAGAGGATACCACAGGCATTAAATACACCAATTTCACCATTCGTAACCGCAAAATATCCTTCTACGATACAGACACATATGCCATGTCCTACATTGCGCGTCCGACGGTTGCAAGCATAACCGACAATGTACCACTAATTGATGCCTGCGAGTATGCAGTCGCTAAATATATTGCCTCACGTTACCGCAGCGCGGAGGATCCGGACGATGCCGACGCTTCAAGGTGGATGCAGGAGTTCTATAATTCCATTGCTAACCTAATTAACGAAAATGAACTTGATAGCAACGATTCGTTTCAAGTAAAGGCGGTGTGGTGATGCCTCCTGTTATTCCAAAACGTACCGGAGCAACAAACAAGCAGTCAATGGACATAAAAGGTTTTCGTGGCATTAACGCACAGCACACAAGGAAAATAAATGAGTTATCGGATGGCAAGAACTTTGTCGTCAACAACGGCGTTATCAGTACGAGGGGCGGTTATTCCTTGGTTGATGCGCCGTTTTCTACGCCTATTTTAAGTTTACATATGGGGGCAAAGGTAAGTTTAGAGTCTCGCTTACTTGCCGAGGTTGGGACAAGTTTATGGTACAGGAAAGATTCCGACGATCCTTGGGTAGAGATAGAAAGCACTACTGCCGATAATTATGGTTTTGGTTCATGTACATGGACAGACCCCGATACCGGCACAAGTCACTTGATTTTAGCAGGCGGCGCGACAAGTTGGGCATTTAACATTGATGTGGGTACAGGTGTAGCAGAGTTAATTAACCTTGACGGTGGCGACGTTCCGTTCATGGAGTTTTGTTGTGTCTACATGGGTCATATCTTTGTTTGGGGACCTAATTCAGCATACCCGAATAGGGTCAATTACTGTGGAGGCGTTGAACAAACAGGGCATATCAGTAAGGATTATTGGCCAGAAGATCATGCCTTCGATATTCCTGTAGATGCAAGCGAACCTGTACTAAATTGCATACCTTTTTCAGATCACCTGCTCGTTATTACCACAAAAAGTTATCATAGGAACCTGGGACAGATACACCCCGACTTTGACCAAATATATAGGGCAGGAGATATTGGTGCATATAGCGTAAAATGTGCGGTCAAGTTAGGCAACTATGCCTTTTGGTTGACCGACGAAAAACAGGTTGTCGCATATGAAGGCAATACTGCCGAAGTAATCTCTGATAGTATTGACAAACTTCTTACCGATATGGACTTCTCGGATGTGTTTACGGTTGGTTTTGGTAATCAGTTTTGGTTGGTAATACCGGATAGTACGGCAGGAATAACGACCTGCTTTATTTTTGACACTCAGGAAAAAGCATGGTTTAAGTTTGTTTATGCCTTAGTGTTTACTTCTGCAACTGCTTTTGGTGAACCGATGGGCGAACAGACGTTGCAATTCGGTACTGCCGACGGAGATATAATTGACCTTGACGATTCTGTTCTTGACGTTGAGGCAGACATTGAAACTGAATTTATTGTCGGCCCGATTAACTCTAGTAACCGCAAAAACAAATTTAAGAAGATGTATTTTGTCGTTGAACCTACTACTGACTATACCCTAAGTGTCTACTCTAAAGGTGACAGAGAGGAAGAAAAGGAAGTAGTTGAGGTTGCCGTTACTGATGGCACACAGGAAAGCGTATACGCCCGTTTAAGCGGCGTTAAAGGGCAGAACGTACAGATAAGGGT